GTAGCAGATGTCAAGCATGTGCTCACGTGAACTGGGCCTCGACCAGGGCAAGCGATGCAGAACGAGCCGAGCGCGCGACGGAACGCACCAGACGGGCAGAAGCAGTCCTGGCCTTGATACGCGCCTTCCTCACTTTCTCACGATGCTCTGGGGAGACGGACAGCGTAAGGGCGGAATGAAATCCCAATGAGGCGGCAAGCGTCATGCGTAGTTGGTCGCAGTGAAGTATACTGGCGTCCCTTTCGACAGGTCGAAATTCTGAAGGGAAGGTGTAGCACTCCTCTGCTGAAGACTCTGTGCCGACGTTAAGCGACATGGAAAACTCGTCTCCCCCAGCGCCCCCCTTATGAAGCAAAAGAGTGTCGAAGCGCACCCTATCTTTCGTAACGTACTCGGCGAGCGCCCTGCTAACCTTGGGTGTGAGGTTCAGAAGCTCAAATACGCATGCGAGGTCATCCGGGTTATGATCAGCTCCGATACGCTCGAGTAAAGACATGATGTAATTCGACGTGACGACGCCCCGCATAACGAGGTCCCCGCGTAGGATCGAATCTATGCGCTCCGCATAATTCATTCGCAGCCGAGACGACGCTCGAGGCCCGAGTAGCTGTTTCTGCACGAGGAACGACGGCGACAAGTTTAAGTCGGGATGCGCACGTGATGGTGGAGTGGGCAATGCTGAGACATCAATTCTGAACATCTTCACAAACTCTGAACCGATTTCGCGCTTTCGCGCGCCCCCGATTGCAGCGACAGGGCGCCAAGCGTTCAGATCTGCGCGATATTGCGCTTCATACGCAGGTGATATTAATGCACGAGCCCGCGACTCTTTCATCATGGCCTGATGCATCATCTTGCGAGACAGCCCGTGGGGACCAAGTTCGCCCAGCGGAATGCGCCTAATCTCCTCTGATAAGTGTTGGTCGGTGAGCACGGCGCGGACAGTGCGTCTTGCAAGACGGGAGAAGAGTCCAGCCGGGGTTTGAGCCCTGAGGATCGAATCGTCAGCGGTTGTCTCGTTCCAAGAGGGAGGAAAAGCGATGAAGCAGTGGTCGCTTCGCGTCCAGCGCACATAATCCGGCACGGCCATGAGCATATCTGAATGAAGTTCTGGCGTGTTTACAACGTTCATACTGTAAGGGGACACTCCATAACCTCCCCACTCCAAAGGCGCGAAGGCGATTGATGGGTGCGGTACACGGACAAGGGTGAATCCATCATCGACCCCAAAGAACTCTCTCTGGACGTACATCCCCCCGGTCTTCACCGTCGCTTTTAGCTTTCGATAACCTACGAGTGAAGCTTTGAAGCAATAGATGATCATAGCCAAATCATGACTGAATCCTCTCGAGACCTTCGTCGTGAAAGTAGATGCTTGGGACCGCATATAACCCTGCACATCCTCGATGTTCTTCGGTCTCTCAGATGAGATGATCATCATTCTGTCCTGTGGAATATACACCCCTTGTTTTGAATGCGTCTGAGTCTTCTCCGCGGAAAAAGGTAAATAGGTAGTCTTAGCTGGCGACGCGACATGCCCACAGCGCTCAATCGTCTCGAAGATGGTAGTAAGAGCGCCATCGAGAATTGCTGGATCACGTGTGAGAGGTCTAGTGTAGTGCAGGGTATCATCTCCGACGTACATCTCTGAGAGGACCTCAAAGGCGCCAGGGTTTCGGCGAGCGACCTCCTCCTGGATAATGCGTCCCATTGCTAAGTTATGAAGTGAATTCGCGACGAGCGTGGAGTTTTCGCCCGAGAGATGCGTCGTAACGAGCGCTAAATCGGATCCATCCCACGGGGCTACTAGAATGAAGGGCTGTCCTTCGGAGGGTTCGAGTGCGAGCGCTAGCGTTCTAATGGGAAAAGTGCCAGGAGGTCGGCTCTTAATCGGAGCGTCATCGGGGGGATCTGTATCGTGTGAAGAGAGACGGTTATACGCATCCCGCGACATCTTGCGGACCGCTCGTTTGCCATTCCAAAGCGTGGCGCGTACGCGTCCCTCACCGTATCCCGACTCAATCATGTCTTCGATTGTCCATTCGCCGTATCGGTAATAGGAAAACTTTGATAGATAGTCTCGCATGCCTCGCAACATGCCGGATCTGAAGTTATGCCATGTCATATGAGAATCATACTCGGAGTAGTCAAGCGCTAAGGTCCAGATCATCGGATCGCCAGTGTTTCGAAAGGTATCAGCGGCGTCTATAACCCGCGACCCGGTTGCCTCCAGATCCCCAATTATGACCTTACCGCCTAAGGTTGAGTCGGATGGGTGCGTTGAGCCTCTTCCTTTCGCAAAGTACTCATTCAGCGGTAGAGTTAGTAGATGCTGAGCAGCAAGGACCTCGACGTTGATTGCGTATATAGTACGTGTAGCTTTAATGGGAACGTCGCGGGAGCCTCTGGTCTGGAATGAGCTCGGAGTGTTGTATTTCTTCAGCATCATTGCTGGTGAGTAGATCTTATCCCCATGAGCAAGTAGATATAGTGCTTTCTGTCGTGAGGTGAGGCGTACAATCTCCTTCTTCGCTTGAGCTCTCGGACCATAGCGTTTCTCGACAGACACCTCTGTTAGATACCCGGATGATGTGTTCTTCGCTAAACGGAGCAGCGACGTGTACATCTCCTCAGGTGGGATTATATCGAAACCATGAGCGGAAGCCTCCTCATACGCCCTTACAAAATAGTTTGCCGTCATAGCAGCTACGCGTGAGACGTAGTTGGTTGAGGTGGGCGCAAGCATCTTTGCGGGGTCGTCACCAGCGTTCTTGACCCAGGCTCGCCCGTAACCACTCATAGTTTGCATCGCAAGCATGACACTTGCCATTAGCATGTGCTGGGGTGAGCAGGGAAAGAAGGGGGTGGTGTACACGCGTGTGAGCATCCGCCTAAATAATGTGAGCCCTGGGACATGTGGGGAGAGAGACTGCGCATAGGTCACCGTTTCGTCTAGCTTCTCTAAGTTCGCTTTCAGTGACTTGGCGAAGAAGTCCATTTGGGTAATTGTCTCCGCATAAGGGTTCTCAATGGTACAAAAACGCTCATACACGACGTCCTTCGCATTTCGATCATCAGAGGCGGAAGAGGTCAGCAGTTGTACTGTCGGAGAAGCGACGCCCCAGCACTTCACGAACCAGGAATAGGTCGCGCGTAACCGGTTGCAGATACACTTAGGATGAGGGAGCATCATTAAAAATAATTCACGTAATACATCGACACAGGAAACGGGGAAGCCGAAGTCTGTCAGTTTATCCTCACATCGCGATTCCATCGTTCGCGCGACAATATTGAATTCTTGAATCGACTCGTTGACGCACATCTCAATGAATAGCGCCACCTGCACGTTCCCTGTCTCTTCGCGTATCTGGCCTAAGTTTCTAGTGTTCTGGTGAAGAGGTGCTCCATAGTCACGGATAAAAGCTGCGAGTGTAGTTACGCCAAGTGGCCAATGGTTATAGCTTTCAGACAGAGCTATGCACAAGGCGAACCAATGTCGAAGTGGGAGATCGCCGTAGACTGCAGACTCTGCGCGTGAACGGTGTAATATGAAATCAGATAGATGCGACTTCTCTACAATATAATTTCTCAGGAATTCTTCCTCTGGCTCGAGCTTATCATGCGGTAGCCATGAGTCCGTGTAAATCTGTAGCGCAAACTGTGCACGAGGCGATGTTGGTACGTGTTCCGCCAAATCCTGCCATGTTGCTTCGGTAATGACCGGTAGCCCGCGATGTGATCTGGGTGGTGGATGATACGCTGACTTTGCGTCCGTTCGCGTATCATTCTGATCATTTGGCTCTGTCTTTCTATCTTTCTTCTTCCACGGCGAATATTTATAGTATTCGAAAACCGGCTCATCGTATCGTATTCCAGGAAGTAAGAGGCCCAGTGCGCGCAGCGGAGCACGCACATGCCGTTCCACAGCAGCCATGACATTATAC